GGACCTGCGGAATCTGTGGCGGTTCTACATACGTAATCGCCTGTGGTCCTGGCATATTCGATACAAACACGTGTCCAGGAGCAGAGCCGTATTTCGCTACCTCTCTAGGGTCGATACCTGACTGAGCGGATACCACTTTCTGAGGATTCTGCATCAAGGTTCCAATCATCGCAATAATGGATTCCACTTTATTGATGATTTTCTGATTATCTAAGATAAACTCACACGTACTCATCGCCCAAAAGTCTTGACGCTGCTTGTAGTCATACAACGGTACGAATGGATAACGGTTAGGTCTTAGTTTCTGTCTATCCAGGAGCAGTTTTTCCCCTGCTAGATAACTAACGTAATAGGTATATCCGCCTTCACCGTTTGGTTCCTTCTCATAGAAACTAAGGAAATTAACCAATCCTTCAGTTTCGGTGGTATAATCGCGGTTGTAGATTTCCCCTCTATCGTTCGGATCGCCAGTGTCGTTAGATTCAAGGTTATCTTTATTGAATTTCGGGTGGTTCTTTACCCATTCCTTTGTCTTCCGTTCCATGATCGCCACATAACGGCAGTCCTCTAGGTTGAAAGCAGAAGGGTCAGGGAAGAACGCTGCAGGATCTAATTCATGTAGGCAGATATCTCCTTCAAACATGAACCCTTTATCCCCTTGTACGGTTGAACCCATACGGCCTTCTTTGTACTCGTCCCAATACGCAAACGCAAAAGCCGTACCTAACAGCTTTGAAGTTTCAATATTCTCTCGGACTACTTTTCTAGCACGAATGCGGTCCCATACATATTGATAAGCTCTATCCAAACTTTCCACTCGGTCAATACCCGCAGGTGACATCGCACGTAATTTCCCTGTAGGGTTGTCCATCGCTAAGGCAGCACGTTTCGTATACTTCACTAAATGCACGAAGTTCGTAACAGGTTTCGGCAACCACGGAGGAGCATTTTGTAGATCCCATTGTTGGTTACGGTCATACGCATCTAATTCCTTCATGATGGCTTCCCGTTGCTGCTTTTTATTCTTGGCTTTTCGATAGAGTGCTAATATTTGCTCTGCTCTTGTTTTTGCCAAATTCATTCACCCCTTAAAAGTGATTCTTTCCATTAGTGTTATGGTAATAATTCTTGACTTCAGGATCTAACAAATCCACCATCGACTGATTGTATTCCTTCGGTTTATCCACAGTATCCACAGACTTATGCACAATATTGATCGTGATACCCTTTTGTGTAATACCTAAAACTAAACCAATTAGGGCACTTACAATAAAGAATAAAGCTATCGTCATCGTCATTCCTCCTAATAATAAAGCCATTGATCCTGAGCTTTTAGTTCGTTTTCTTCGCTTTGTAACGCAAACGGAATCTTTCCGTCTTCCGTTTTACCCTTCCAATCCCTAGAATGATAGGATTTCTGCTTCAGAGAATCTACATCGTCAGGTAATTCATTAATCAAGTATCGGAGTGAGTCCATCGCATGGTTATCCTTATCAATCGGTTTGTTATCAGGGTTTTTCTTCGCATCCAGTTCTTCCGGTTTGTATTTATAGTTCAACCCTTCTTTGATGGTATTGGCACAGGAACTAAAGATCTTTAATCGACCTAACGAAAAGTAGGCCTGTACCTTTGCAATCCCTGGATCAATACGGTTGTTACCAGGATTAAACCATAACCCATACTCCGCGTAATGGTCAAACAAGGATTTCATATCGGTAATATTATTTCGTTTTCCTGAAGGGTCGGCCACCAGTGTTCTTAGTTTACCATAAGGCACTTGCTGTACCATTTCCATCATCGCCTTAGCATGGACCGGTACAGGCAAACTGTTCTTGTAATACTCATCATAAATGTACACAATCCCACTTTCAGGATCTATCGCAGCCATAAGCAGTACTGTATGGTCCCGAATACCAAAGTCTCCTCCACCTAACCGCTCCCATGACTGAGGAATCTTGAACGGTTTGACGATGTGATCGCCAAAGTCCGTGTATACGGCTCCTTCTGCATAATCGAAGGACGCATTCAGATACCGCTCGATCCACCAGTGCGGTTTCCCGTGGGAAGTGGTCGCATAGTAATCAGGCGGTAGGTACGTATTCAGTCGAGTGGACGCAATATGAACTGAAATGTTCGGGTTTTTGTCCTCGTCCGGTACAAAGTAATTCTTCTCTGCGCCATATATCTTGTCCGCTTTTAACAGAAATTCCGTCCTCACGTGACCTAAATCGGGGTTGGACGAAAGAATCATTTGGTGCTTCTGTGTCGCATGGTTACGCATACGAGTCTGCAACTGGACAATATAGTCGAATCCAACCTCTGACGCTTCTTCGATCCAAATATAACATAGGTTCAAGGAACGGGCTTTACCCTCGGAATCTAGTGGTCTGAACAAGATACGATGACCATTAATCAAGTCGATGTAGTTCTTCTGTATTGAGTAGTTCGCGATCAAGGACGGATGAAGCATACTCATTAGGTCCTTCTTCGCGGTCTGTTCTAACTGCGGTAAGGTCGCTGCTCCGACAAGGCTTGTCCCGTTCGGTGTATTCAGGGTGAGTTTGATTAACTCTGCTGCACACGTTGAAGTCTTCGCAGATCCATAACCGCCAAAGAAGGCTTTGAACTTGTGTTGGTCTGCATGGAACTGAGCCTGATGGGGCATGGGATTGTAACAAAAAAGGAGAGCGTTACATTCGTTGCAACGCAAATACCAATCCCCGCAGTCAGGACCTTCAATATAATGACCGATTTTACAGTGATTACAGGTCTTTTTTAGAAATGGCTCTTGCATTTTGCTACTCATGATAACGCTCCTTTTCTATCTCTTCGGAATTAAACTTCTTTTACTCGCTTTGTTTAGTCGTGTAGGACTGCCGTTTAAAGTACCTTCTTTTCCGTCAAGCACAAATAATTTCGGCTGAATGAAGTCGAATGTTCCTGTAGGTTTACTTGCACCATTTGTCATGTAAATTTGTAGTTTGTTTGTTTGACTATTGGTTGTAAATGTAAAATCGCTTGTTTTATCCCAATAGTTTACTAAGCTTGTTGTATCTTTAAATTCCCTCACATGAAAAAATGCATTTGTGTTCGCTGTAACCAAATATTTTGTATTCGGACTAACAGGAACAGTAAAAACAGATTCTTGGTTCGTTGCTGTAGCATTCAACCTCAAATAATCCTTCCCCAACACTTGCGTATTAGCGTGTAAACTCCAACGGCTATCATCAAAACTTGGGATTAAGTTAAACGCTTGCCCATCCATCATGGTAGTACCCACTTGATTAGCTGCGTTTTCAAAGTCGTATGTTGCGACAATGTTTCCGTTTAGGTAACAGGTTACTTTGTAGAGTGTGCCTTTAGTTTTGTCAGCAGGTAATCCCGTACCGTTAAAATTAAAAATAGACACATCATCAGTAAATGATGAATTTGAACCAAAAAGCAATTTAACCCTTTGGTTTTTAGGTACTTGAGTAGAGGGATTTGTAATTGCTTGCCCATTTACTTTTAAAGAACTCCAACCTTGTAAACTTGTTTCACCTACTCTAACATACCCGTTTGCAAGCCCTGACCTAGCATCAATATAATAACCGTTTCCAGTTTGCACCGAATCAATCAAACAATCAATCTCAATGGAATCAAGTGTCATGCTCGGTAACTGGAAGTAATCCGTTTGATTTTGTGTGTTAAACGATAAGCCTGTTTTGGCTTTCGGTAAGACTAACTGAAAATTTTCGAATGCGGTTGCGGTTGAGCCTTCTTCGAGTTGAACTTTGTTTGTTAAGTCAGGTGAGAGTATTCTAAACCTTACATAATAAGCACTGGATGGTGTCGTGAATGTACTTCCTAGCTGAACATAGGAAATGAAATTCTTGCTTATATCGTAAAAGAATACTCGTTTATCTGATATGCCTAGTGTGTCACTAATGATATAACTGTTGCTAGGTTTAACAGACAAATAGTTAGCACTTCTTGTTGATGTTGAACCGCTGTTATTTTGTCCTGCTGCCGTTTCAATAGAACCACCTTCAAGCACCCCATCAAACAAATTCTTCTTCGGCACGTATTTAGCAGGTTTTTTATTGACCTGTACCGCATAGGGTGTGTATGGTGTTGCATAGGTTGATTCTTCAAGTTGAATTTGGTAAGCGATCATTGTTCCGCTTGTAACTGATGGATTTATTTGGCATTCTAAATGAATAATATTTACACCACTTGGAACTACTAAATTTTCACATTTAATAGTGGTTCTTGGGTTTGTTGATGTAAGGGATGGAACTGTAACAGAACTAACAAAGGTTACCCCATTGAACCATTGAACCTTAAACGTTGCTGTTCCACCTGTAATTCCAACTGTTTCTACATCCGCACTAACAGATAAAACTTGTCCTGTTTTCACATCAAATTTTTTGTACATATAAACATTTGTTGTGTTAGCTGTGAGGATAGCTTTTGTGTTATCTGACGTAACCTGTACCCCTGATGTTGTCCACCCTGTTAAACCACTTGAAAAATTATGATTAGGAATCATATTCTTCTTCGGAACAGGCATCACCATTTTTGCGTTCGGGTCGGTTTTCTTGCTGTAGGGTGCTGCTATGCTGCCAAGGTTGAGCATTGGTCTTTTGAAAGTGAATTGACCCGTTGCAACGTTGTTATAAATATTAAAATCTAAAAACTTAGCGTTTGATGGAGTAGTAAATGTGACTGTACCACCAGTGTAATCATTCGCTATACTTATACTCGCATTAGAGCTATCTTTGTTCCAAATTCTAACCTTTCCATCTGTAGGAAAATTGTCCATCTTGAACGTGTAAGTCTGATTAGGAAGGATAGGTATATTTAAAACGGACGTTTGCGCTAAACCTGTAGCATTCAAAACAAGCGTTTCATCATCTACAACCTGTGCATTAGCGTGTAATGTCCACTTCCCGCTTAAAAACCCGTCAATTCCGTTTATGGTTAACTTGGGTAACGGCTTTTGGACGAGTTCTATATCCTGCAATAAAACATCGTTAAAAGTTGTATTTTCCTTGAAGTACAGTCCTTGTGCGGTCTGATTAAAAAATGTATATTCGTAAATTTTCAACTCGTTTGTTAAAGTTGTATATTGGTTAATACCTAAACCACTGTTAAATGTCCAAATTCTTATTTGCGCTCCGTTTGTGGATTTCGCTTTAAATCTAATGGTAAAATTCCCAATACCAATATCAACTTTCACATTTGTTAGTGTGCTAGTTAAAGGATTATAAGAATTTAAACCTCCACCGTTTTTCCAAAGATTCAATGCCATACATTCACCGCCTTTCTAAAGAGCCAGTATTTAAACTGGCTCACCTTCTGTTACTGGTTGTTCCGGTTGAATAATTCCGCTTTCATTAATTCCGAGTGTGTTTACTGTTGGGTCGTAACTTTTAATGACTGCAAACGTCTGCCCATTTACCGCCTGTTCAAAGTTTACTAGTTTGTTATATTCCGCTTGTACATATTCATCCGATGGTTCGGCAGGTTCACCGATTTTAGGCACATATGCAGCCTTGACGATTTCGCATTTTTCTTGAACAAATAAAACCTGTTCATGTGTTAATACGGCAACCCCTGCTACCCAAGGCGGTTTTGAAAAATCTACTGTTGAGTAATCCCCATTAATCGGACAATTCCATTCATTAGCCATTTGTTTTCCCTCCTATGCTTTTAACATTATCCATGCGCTTATTGTGTGTGGGTTTGTACCATCATTATTTTTAACGTTCATTTTCAAATAACGAGCCTTTACACCTATCTCGACCGATTTTTCTTTTTGAGTTGCTGTTATTGTAGGTGTTGTACCTGTGAACACAGTTGCATCACGTCCAATAATTGTTGATTGGTCGTGTGACCAGGCGATTTCTGCATTGTGGTCTGTTGAACCATCATTCATAGAGTTAATCGCTACTTTATCAAACCCATCACAATCAATCCAAGTCGCACCTGTTGCCCATGTATTAGGAGCAACAACCGCCCCACTATGCGTTTGAATCGTACTTGCTAAACGGGATTGAATGTCTACTGGTGTAACACTGTTTACGTCTGCTGCGTTTGCTGCATAGACTTGTTGGGCAACGGAACCGTCCTCCATGTATACCCATTGTCCTGTTTTTGTTGGCATTATAATCACTCCTTAGAGAAAAAGTCTTGTATTTCACTCATATAATATAATATAATAGAGTATTTTACTAGATTTATTTAATAGAATCGGCCCATGTAGAGATTTTTCCACGAAAATTCTTTGTTAATGGTAGAACCGTTGCTAATGGTGTGTTTTCTGAATGAGCTAAGTAAGGTGCAAACCCGCTTTTCTCCGGTTTCTTCAGGTCTATTTGTTCCTGATGACCTATAACAAAGATTAAATTGCTGTCATGGCAGCGTGTTAGCATCTTTTTAACCTCATGAGTTGTCCCATTTTGCGTTTCATCAAGCACAACCACGCTATTTTCGATGTTTCCACCTCTCCAATAGA